AGAAGGGTGGATGGGGCGTAGAAATGCCTCCTAATGCCCCTAAACGGGCGATTTGCAAGTGCGGCTCAGTGTACGCGCAAGATCACCTAAGGAAATGCTGCCATAAATGTGAGTGAGGTTTGACTCCGCCTCCAATGAGAGCCCGTCATCAGAAATGGTGGCGGGCTTTTCATTTTCAGATTTCAATTTCAAAATCGAAATTCAATTTCAAATTTCAAATTCAAATTCTGAATTTTATTGGCAAGTCCGGTTGTTGCTTGCCTGCTTGCTCTAGCTCGGTTGGAAATCCGAGAGAGCCGATCCTCATTCACTCAATGTCACTTCCGGCATAACCCATTCAGCCAAAGTCAATTCGGTCAATGTCACCCAGGTCAATTCCCCCAGAATTAGTGGGGATTGGATCGGTCAGCCTTTGCTTTGCTTGCCATTGCCTAATTCCCCCTCAGTTGGTAGGAATTAAAGAAAGAGCTTGTATCTTGCGGATTTTACGCTATTCGCGGGCCGCTTCTACTTTGGCAAAATCTCCGCTTGCAATCGGAGAGAAGTCTGCTATTTGCGCGCCCGCTCGCACGCGGTCGTATGAATAGGTCAGAGTCTCGCAGGCCCTCCCAAAAAAACCTTAAAAAAGGTGCTTGCTTGTGCTGCGGATTAATGCGAATCTTTGCGGCGTCGGGAGTAATTCCGCTACCGGCGAACTAAAAAGGAACCCATGAAAACACTCACACTGACAAACTCATTCCACGGCAGCTCCGTTACCCTCCGCACGGAGGATGACTGGGAGACTATCTGCAGGCGCGCCTACTACGCGGAGGGCAAACCGCCACGCCAACGCACGCAAGCGGAGGACAAGGCACTCCGCCAACGGAGGCGGATCCGGCGAGCGTTGTGTGGCTTTGGGATATGCGATTGCGGTACCGTCCGCCCCTAGTACCTATGAAGACAGCACCTAACACCTTCAAACGGGGGGCTTTCCTCCGCTTCTTCCTCCGCCTTTATCGCACGTTGACCCCCCAACCTTGGGGGTACCGCTTCCTCCGCTTTGACGCTTAACCATACCAAAAAGAATGAAAAAAAGAGCCATACTGTACAAACTCAGGGAATCCGAACACGAGGAATGGCGATGGATCGCTGAATGGGAAAACCATGGCGCAGATGCCTGTTTTGGCCTTCATCGCCTTTTCCGATCTCAAAAAGAGGCGAGGGAATGGGCAAGGGAGGATAAGGTAATCCTCAAGCGGGTTCCCGAATGTGATTCGGAGTAAACATAAACCATACCAACTAGCAAAAAATGAACAAAGAACTGCTTATCAACAAACTCCTTACCTTCGCCAACTCTCGCCCTGGACTCGATCCGCACAACTATAACAGCTACACTATGTTTCGAGCCGAGCAAAGGGAGGTTTTGAAGGACCTTGCCCATGCTCGCACACTCATCCAAGCGGTAGCAGCAACCCCTTCCATTACAGGCGAGCTAATGGCGGATAGGCTGCAAAAGGGAGGAAGGTTGCATTTGCAAGGCGAGGAGGTGGATTACAACTGTGGCCAGTACTGGCCTACAGAGTATCGCAAGGCGGTGGCTCGCTTTTGCGCTGATTTGCTCTGGCAATACATTAGGGTAGCATACCCCCATTTCGACGGGACGGACATTCGAGCCAGCTTCAAACGCTGGTTTGGCTTGGCTATCCAAAAGAGGTACTTCAACTAAGGTAGGGACTTATGGAAATCAAACTAGACTCAATTTTAGACTTAGATGCTTGGGAGTTGTCACACTCCGCTTTCGAGGGAGGGCCAACCGCAGCAAGAGACACTTGGCAAGCGAGCTTAGACGCGGCGGAAGATAACCAGCTTTTGGACACGGAGGAAAAATTGCAAGCCATGCGAGACTTTGCAGTCTCGTATGGCGCTTGTGAGGCGGAGATTGCTGAGTGGGATTCACTCTCACTAAACGCTCTGTTTCTCCAATGGGCAGTATGTGACTGTAGGCAGCTAGGAGCCAATAGTCTGGCGGAAATAGACTGGGAGGAAGCAATGGAATTACGATGGAGCGGAATTGGACCTTTGACGCTATTCAAGGGGAATGATGGTTCAGTTTATTTTTACCTAAGAAGCTGAGAATGAGAACCTATTACCTAAACAATTCCGGTCACCGCTGGATTAACTTCAACGAAGATAGAACAAGGGAGAAGCTACTAGTTTGGGACGGCGAGAAGGTAATCGCCAGAATGGTGACATACTGGCGGGCCATCGGTAACTTCGCTGTTCCGTTTGTGAGGATCAAAGGCAAGGCCGTTTGCCTACATCACCTAGGCAAGGTTAAGCATTCTTTGCCATGCAAGACGGTACCGACCGAAGAAGTACACCTATGGACAACTCTTCCAAAAACGGAAGGAAACATGTTCGGACACCTTGAAATAGAATAGCCAAACCAAACCAAGCCAAAATGCCCTCCCCTTTAATCGGGGGAGGGTTTTCTTTTGCCCTTGTTCCCTATTGCAATTCACCTGCATTAAGAAATAAACAAAGAAAGAAGGCTTGTTGGCATGGAAGGTGAAAGTGAACGAGAGTGAAGGTGAAGCAAACCAAGTGAAGCTGGGGGAATCGACAGAACGCACCAAGGGGAATGTTGAGGTGTCGAACAGCAAGCTAGGGGAATGGACAAACATGGCAGGGGAATGCGTCGCCGTTTCTCGCCCACTCAGTCAAGTTCTACTTTCGTGCCAAGCAACCAAACAAAGAGCGTGCCAAGCTAACCTACATTCTTCGTGCCATTTAACCCGACAAAGAGTGTGCCAACACTCCCAAAAAGAATCATACCAGCTTGCACAATAGTTTCGGTCCGGCTCTTTCCGCTTGCATTCACGTTGTGTGCCACGCTCAACGGAATTACCATGCCCTCACTTTCTGCTTGCCATCCTGGCACGCTTAGACTAGTCCGCTCTGCCTATCAGATTCGCATTCGATTGCATGCGCGAAAGGGGGGGGCGGGGGTTCGAGAGGACGGGTGGGGAGAACCTCTGACGCATCCCCTTGACCGGAAAACTTTTTTGCAACTGGGCCACTCGTTCATTTTGAGCTGAATGAGCTTCATTTTGACGTTGTATAAGTGGCACTGATTTGACTTGAGTGGTATGAGTGTTGGTATGAGCAAGTTTGTCGTCGGACGAAAACAGTACGAGAAGGCCCTTGGCAGCCCCGTGGAGCTAGGTTTGCTGGTTGAGGGCGTAGACTACACCAGAGAGGAGAAGGAGGGCGTAGAAAGGGTTTTATTCAGCGAGGAAGCCTTATTGAAGGTTAGGCGGGAAAACTTGAATAAGATTTTGGGTATTAAAGGGAAGGTTGAGGTGAGTGATATAAGTGGCACTTCTAATGAGAGAGAAGTTGTTATTGAGACTGAGAAGCCTGTTATTGAGATTGATGTTGCTAAGGTTGAAGCAATTTATCCGAATCAAAGGTTTATTGGGACGGATAAAGGGGTGGTAAGGACGGGTAAGTTTGCGGGTAAATTGAGGAGGGGAATGTTGTTGAAGGTTAGAAACAACATTGTGGTTGGTATGAAGTAGAGTTTCTTTTGGTTCAGAAACTCAATGAAGCCGGTATCATTCAGCTTCGGTCCCTCTGACGGAACCTGCGCTGAATGTCGCTCAGGCGTTGCCTTCGCTATGTGGAGTTTAATTAAAAGCAACCACTTCCGGAAGGCTATGGGACGGAGCGGAGCAAAGTACCCCCAAGCCTCGATATTGCTATCTAAGATTGGGGGCGTGCTTTACTCCGTCATAGGATTTACTTCCGTATAGGAATGTTCCGTATGCGTGTGCTTGGGTGTGAGTATGAAGATGTCAATGGCTACCCGTTCGTCAAACATCTCGGCTCTCTCGCGGCCTTTCATCACACAGCACTCTCTGAACCAGTGATTCAGAGATATTTAAGACTTCCCAAGAGGTATGGAAGTCACCGTTGAATTCGCTTGTGCTTCCATGTTTCAGGTTGAGCAGAAGGTACGCGGCGTAGGTCTATGTTGACCCGCACGTGTATATTGCCACAGTTTTTTAAGATGTCAACTCGTCAAAATTCCAAAGTTTCGTTAACTGAACAGGTTCTTCGGTTTACATTAACCGACCATCCAATGTTGCCTTCTCCGAGTGAGGAGGAGAGGCGCTTGATGATCCAGAATGTAGGTGAGGAAAGTGTACTTAAGTTGTTTGAGGCGAGAGAGAAACGCATTAAAGCGGAGAATGATGATCCTATCAGGTACGGAAGTGAGTTTGAATCATGGAAAGATGCTGACAAGACACTGGAGAAGTTCAATGAAATCCTGATCCTTGGGGGTAACCGGGCGTCGAAAACTGAGTACTCCGCCAAGCGAGCAGCACAGATGTTTGTAGGGCAGGATCTGGGTGGGATGCCTGAGTGGATGCAGGAGAGAGCAAAAGCCCGAGGATTGCGGATTTGGTGCCTTCATACGACTCATATGACGTCTGTTTCAATGCAACAGACTGTCTTTCACAAGTACCTTCCACCGGAACTCAAGCACGCAAAACGAAACAGCTACACCCAGATTAGTTTCAGTCAGAAGAACGGGTTCACTGACAACACGGCTGTATACGCTCAGAACCAAATCTGGTTTCTGAACTACTCTCAGGACATTAAGATCGTTGAAGGTGGTGAGGTTGACCTTGTGTGGTGTGACGAACTTGTGCCTCAAGATTGGCTTGAGACGCTCAGGTATCGTTTAGTGACAAGAAACGGCAAGCTGATGGTCACGTTCACGCCAATTCTCGGCTACACTCAGGTCGTCAAGGAGTTCATCACTCAGGCCAAGATCACTGACTGGAAGGCTTCTGAGCTCCTACCCAAGAAGAACGTGATCGGAGTACCTGAGGGCAATATGCCCTACTTGGCAGAGGGCACAAGCGGCAAGCATGGTGTCATCTGGTTTCATTCAAAACTGAATCCCTACAACAACTGGGAGCGAATGAAGCAGACGCTCAAGAACAGGAGCAGTCACGACATCAAGATTCGAGCGTATGGCTGGGCAGACCAGACTGCTGGCAGTCAGTTTCCTTTGTTTGGAGACCATAACATCTTCTCAGAAGACATCGATACCTTGGTTCCGAAAGGAACGAACTACATGGTTGTTGATCCTGCCGGAGCACGTAACTGGTTTATGCTTTGGGCGAGGATGGACCCAGATGGCGTTATGTGGGTTTACAGAGAATGGCCGGATCAAAGCTATGGTGAATGGGCGTTGCCAAGCGATAAGCCAGACGGAAGACCCGGACCAGCCCAAAGACAGGGTGCCGGAAGGGGAGTTGACGAGTATTCGGAGCTAATCTGGAGCCTTGAACTCACTGAAACGGGCAGGGAAGAGATCATGGAGCGTTACATTGACCCAAGAAGCGCCGGAACAGAGACAATCTCTAAAGATGGAGGCGTAACTATCCTTGATTTGCTCAATTCAGCCACCTGCCCAACCTATTTTACGCCTTCAGCAAGTGTGGGTGTGGATGATCGAGTGTTGCTCATCAATGATATGCTCTGTTTTGACAGAGAAAAGGACATTGAGCGGGGCAAAAACCATCCAAAGCTCATGGTTTCAGCAAGTTGCGCTAATCTTATTTGGTCCTTGAAGGAATGGACAGGTCAAGATGGCCAAAAAGGAGCGAGCAAAGACCCTATTGACTGCTTGGGATACATGACAGTCATGCAACCTACCCATGTTGACAGCGATGCTACAAGGAAGCAGCTTTCCATCCTAAGCAAAGCTGGAAGCTACTAGAGCCTTATGTTACAAGAACCGGTTGATCCACTCGCAATAGCCAGCAAAACCCCTGCAGTAGGGGAGTTGCTGTCTGAGTACAACCGTTCAATGGTGAATTCCTCGCAAGGGAATCTTGTAACGAAGTT